GATCGTAGGCGTCGCCGTCGCTGCGAGAGTTGGTGTCGTTGTTGGCGTTGGCGTGTACGTTGCGTTGATTGGGCCGCAATACGGATTGCCATAGGCGTCCATCCCGCGCATGAAGGTTGGAGCGCCACCTATATCTGGACATACCGGAGGTGCGAAACATAATTTCGTTATACACTCATGAGTGTGGCATGCCAACCCCCTGACCCCGCCACACGTCGGTTTCCACTCGAATACGTTCCCCTGGTATGTAGGACAATCCTCGACCTCGGGCGTGTCCTGCGGCGCAAATAGCTCGCTGGGTGCCACGGATTGTGCGCCATACGCGGGTGCCGCGAGGAACATGAGGGTCATCAGCGCGGGCCACTTCACGGGGTACTCGTCACGGTAGGCGTTGGGGTTAATGTAGGTGTAGGCGTCAACGTGGGAGTAGATGTTAATGTCGGCGTTGGTGATAGCGTAGGTGTTGACGATGGCGTAGGCGTCAACAGGCACGACGTATCGTCATTGAGGCAGATACGCGGCAATCGACAGGTAATCGTGGGCGTAGGTGTGGGCGTTGTCGTGATTGTTGGAGTCGGCGTGGGGGTAGCCGTTCTGGTCGGTGTTGCGGTGCGCGTAGGCGTAGGCGAAGGTGTACGCGTACGTGTTTGCTGCGGCGTCGCAGTTGGTGGTGCCGTAAAGGTGGGTGTGGGTGTTGCAATGGGTGTCGCCGTGGGTGTTGGGGTGGCACAATCTGAAGGCCCGCCACATGTGCCATCAATGCAGGTATATAAACATTCAGTATCAAGTGTACATGCAAGTAGATTCAAGCACGTATTCCCAATTTCTGTTGTCAGGCATACACTACCAATCGAGCCTGGGCGTGAGCAAGTATTGGTACACGGAGTTCCAGGGAATGGGACCGTATCACTATAGTTATTCGTACAAAGGTCCGCATTGTAAGGTGCCGGGAATGACTTACAGTAACGACCTTGACTTCCAACAGAAAAGCCACAGAAACCTGAGTCGCCGCAGGTATTGTCAATGTAACAGAACCCGCCAAAACAAACAGTACTTTGCGCACAGATACGCCCAGCATCAGTACCACCACTACAACATGAGGCAACACCAGGTGTTGCTGTAGGCGTCGGCGTAGGTGTTAGCGTAAGGGTGGGGGTAGCTCCTGTTACTGTTGCAGTAGGAGTCGGCGTTGGGGTTGGGCATATACATGCACAGTCTGTGGCACCCCCAGAAATTTCGCACGAACACCCCACGGCACAGGTACCGTATGCGGCACAAAAGGCAAAGCCAACAATGGCAGCACAGGGTTCAGGCGTGCGCGTGGGTGTAGGCGTGGGTGTCGCTGTTGGTCCCGTCAACGTCGGTGTTGGGGTAGGTGTAGGGGTCGCAGTCTTAGTCGCGGTGGGTGTTGTGGTGGGTGTCGGCGTCGCGGTCACGCCCACCTTTAGACATGTCATCGCCCACTCTTGCTGCCCAGGATCAGTAGTCCCACCCGTCTCTTGAAACTTAATGCGCATGCACTTCCCAGCATTGGCGCCACTAACAGAGATGTCTTGGCAATTACAGTTCTTGTCTGTACTTGTGAAGGAACAACAGGAAGTCGTTGGAGCGGTACCACCGATGGTGTTACAATTATCAGTGGTTCCCATACTATTTTGGGACCACTCCGCAGAGATAGTCCATGTTCCAGCACTAGGTGCGGTATTGACCATCGCTATAATCGAGCACGTACTTAGATCATAGGGGATGACGATGTAGGTATTGTTCGCAATACCACTCGAACTCTGCCGACTGAGATTCTGTCCTTCTGCTGCGTTGGCGCTATCCTGGTCGCGGAACGCTGCGGCCATAGACTCGAACGTGGCCGACGTATCGGACGTAACGCCCATGCCGAAGTGCTCGCCCGTCGTCCCGGCGCTCGCACTCGTCTCCTGCAACCGGAAACGATAACACCCGCCAATGGGCACGGCGATGGTCGTGTCCATCGTCAGGGCGGCGCATGACCGATTGGTACCCGAGATCGTGCAGACATCCTCGATCGTTGTCAGTGTCGCGTCGCTACACTGTTGAGTACTGGTGGGCGCCGTTGCAGTGTACTGGATATCGACCGTCCAACTTTGCCCACCGCCAGGAGCCGTGTCCACATCGAAGTAAATGTTGGTGGCTTCGATGGCCTTGGGCGTGACCCAGAATGTCGCATTGCTACTAGATGTTGTACTACACGTAGGCCCACAATAGGCGGTTGCTGCTGTATTGAGTGTGGATGTTCCTGCGGTTTGGTCGTATCCATCACCCGCCGCTGTTTCAGTCGTTACCCCGAAAGTCGTTGCACCTGTACCAGTCGGGGTACTTACAGCGGTGAATTTGTACTGAAAGCAAGACCCTGCGGCAATACCAGTTCCACCATTCTTCGTCGTAAGATCGACGGTGAACGAGCAGTTCTTTGCCGTTTCGGTGATACTACAGACCACACCCGAGGAGACATAGGGAGTGAGGTCAGAGGTACAACTAGCAGAACCTGCGGTCGCAGCTTCATTGTAAAGCAGTTCAACATCCCAAGCTTTGCCAGATGCGGCGGCACCAGGGGCGACGCTGACTGTGACGCGACCCTTTGCGGTAGTATACGCCTCGGTCGTGACCCACCACACGGACTCTAGGGTCTGTGTGGCACTGACATTCCGATCACCCGCATAGAAGGTGACAGTTTGGCTAGTCGATGCTTGCCCCGAAAAAAGCGGTCCACCATCAACCGTACCAAATGCAGGACTAGTAAGCCCGAGAAGGAAGGCTAAAAGTCCGAAAAAGGGCCATAGTCGCCGCATGAACCACGTTACGCGGTGCCAAAACCAGGGGACCTATTCTTTGGCCCATTTGGACGAAGTTCCTCACGCAACGGGATCGCAGTGTTGGTATTTGCCAACAAGTCCTTGTCATGCTCACGAGCCGCAAACGCCTGATCTTCCTTGTGCGTCTTTTGGCCAACGTCGAACTCATAGGCATGCTGCTTGAGCGCCGCTTGCTGCATCGCCAACTGGGCAGCAATCTGCTGGCTCTGCTCGATGTAGCGGTTGTTGTCGATCAAGGAGTTGTTGAAGTCCTGATCGAGCTTCGCCTGAAGGCCCTTCGCCTCATTCAGATCATGGGCGAATGACACTTGCTGGTTCATATTGAGGCCCGCGTTCTGCAAGAAGTTCTGGGCATTCGCCAGATGGGTCTGGGTGAGGTCCTGCGCGTAGGCGGTATCACCCGCCTGTTTCGCCTGGTTGTACGAGGTCTGGAGCCCTACGAAGGCATTCTCAGCCGTTCCGTAGGTTTTCTCCGCGAGTTCTGCGGCATCTTTTCCTGCACCTGTTTCGGCAATGGCGAGGTTACTCAGACGTGCTTGATGGGCTTCGCGCCCCGCGTCAGCATTCGCATACCCGGAACGTTGCCCTGCTTCCTTCGCCGCGAAGGTTGTCGAAGCCTCCCCCGCTGCTTGGGTTTGGCTTGCTGCGCCCATCAGACTCTTGAAGTACTCACTTCCCGTAGGGTTGTTAACGTCCGCGAGTGCGCGTCTCGCGGCAGCCGCAGCCTGCGGAATCCCCGCGTTAGAAGGCTCGCCATAGTTCTTCCGGTTCGGGTCACCAACAGTGGGAGCGACGCCCGGAACGCCATAGTCACCACGATTCGGCATAGACACGACCGGTGGTTTGATGGGTGCGTTCGGCTTCCCGCTCACCAACTTGTTGAAGTTCGTCCCGACCTGATTGATGCCGCCCACGCTCCCCGTAGACCCAACGACAGTTCCCGAAATTGGCATGATGTTACCTTTCTACCAGATAGGTGACGATAAGTCTATCAGTGTCGAGCGGCGGATTGCCGACGACGATCTGTGTGGGTGAAGCCGGATCGAAGAAAAAACTGTGATTTCCTGGGGGGTTAGCATTGGTACGTGTCAGAGGCCATGTTGTGTTCTCCGCCGTCGAACCCCAGGAGACACCAATGTTCAACCCCTTGACCACTTGACCTAGTGTAAAGGCCGTGTTGCCACCATCAAACGTACCCACGAGCGGAGGACTTTCTACTACGAGTTGCTCCCGGTCAATACGCGGAGTTGCGGAGTTCAATAATTTCCCAGCCTCGTACATGAGGACCTGTTGGTCCGACCCTGTTTTACTTCGCTCCACGTCCATAGTGATGCCAGACTTCATGGCTGTATTGTACAGATCGGTGCGGGCGGCGCGTGTCTCATCGCGAATAGTACTCATATCGTCGATCCTCGTGTCCCTGATTCGCGGATGCGCGGACCCAGGACATCCCACATCGCTTCCCAATGTTCGATACGTACAGGCTCATTGGCGCTATGCTCAAGGGTAACTACGAAGGTTCGTCCTTTGGTAACCACCTTAGCACGCATCCGACTGTCAGTCCGACGTACAGTTGAACGTGAGGTGTTATCCTCATTGTTCCACTCTCCCACGGTGACAGTCCAGAAGGCACCTGGAGCACGTGTCGAGCCATCTTCAAGTGACCACTGAAATTCACGGAACCGTTTGAGCTTGCTCAGATCATAGCCCTTGAGCGTGGATCGGTATTGACCATCGACTGCTTGCTGCGTCGAAGGAATTGGCCCAAGCTTGATACGTCGATTGATGGGCGTGAAGGCATTCCAGGCAAATTCGTCACGGTAGCGATCCCAGTCCAGCCAGTACACACGATTGAGGACGGCCAGGCAGATCAGGTCCTCGCCACGATCATCATCAATCTGACAAGCATGACTACACGGAATATCCCACAAACTCCACGCACCAACTCCTGCGCCAGCGTCATCTTTCTGGTCAGGAGACAAGTCCATGGAGAACACGAAGTTCGCCCAGCGGTTCGCGAGACACGTACGATGGGTACACGTCACACGCTTGGGTATCGGGGGTGCGGGATCGGTTACGAAATCAGCACAGACAATCAGAGCCATTAGGGGCACGTCTCCACAGTCTGCGCTGCTGAGAGCGACGAGAGTGCGGTATAGGTGTTCGCAGCATCCACACCTTTACCTGCAAGATCGGGGCGAACGGTCACGTCAAGAACCATTGCAACTGTAGTAAGAGCTTTTGCAAAGTAGATACCAGTAGGGTCACTATCATAATCCTCGATGGATACGTCATTGAGAAAGATGAGACGTGCTTTTCCAACAAAACCAATGATACACCCACCGCGATCTCCAGCAAGTTCTGAACGTGCTTTTGTGCCAGCAATACAGGCTGGAATATCATTTTGCCCTGGTGTATCACGCGGAACCGCGAGAGTAAGTATAGCTGTTTTATTCCCGACTAATGAGGAGTTAAAGCGATACTCATAGTAATTATCCCCAATGTAGACTGGATTTATCCCTGTGCTTAGTTCAACATTTGGGCCGGGCGTGATGATCCAATCAGGATTTATTGGACACAAACCAGCAGCAGGAACTTCACGAATACTGGCATCACTGATAGAAAACCGAAGATCAGCAGTACGTCTTTGAAAAAAGGTACGCATCCGAAGGCCAATCGTAGCCCGAAAGGGCATACGCTTGATTTTGAGTACGAGTGCATAGGGCGCAGGCGTGTGTTGCAATCCGAGCGTTGTCTGCCCGATGGCAGGGCCGTAGTTCGCAAGGATACGCGCGGGCCGATACGCATTTACGGTCGTAGCGGGAATGGGAGTAATGTTGGCATCAGTGTAGGCCGCAGCAGCGGCAAGATCATTCCCGCTCCACGTGATAATGTATCGCTGCGTAAACTCCCCCACGGACTCATACACATCTTGTGGCGCGCGACTCGGAGCAGGATCAGGATCATCCAGAGGATCACCGCCAGGCCCACCACCAAATGGACGTGGCGGTGGTTCAGGACTGATCTCCACCGGCTTAAGAGTCTTCGGATCAAGTTCGATTTCTGTAGGAGGAAGATCAGGACAAACCAACTCAAAAAATCCATCGTCAATCAACCCGTTGTAGAACGTCGTGAACGTTGCTAACTGCGTTGCGGTGAGAGTCGCTTGAAATGCAGCAAGCTTAACAGGGTCCTTGAAGTCGCAGAGTGGTGGAAAGACGGGTGGCGGCTGCGGCCCTGGTAATGGCGGCAACGTCGGTGGATCAGTGTTTGAGTCATTGCAGTAGTCTTGGATTAGTTGTGCATTGATCTGATACCACGCATCGAACTGTTCCCGCAAGCCAGCACCGTACGTGTCAAGACATGTTCGGTACAACTCGATGGATGCACCATCGCACAGATCGGGTGCAGGACAATCATCGCCACCAGTGTCACCAGGGATCGGAATACAAGGTTGTGGCGGGTCGCCCTGATCGGTCCCGTCATAACCGGGACCATTCGGATCAGCACACGGGTCCCCCGATGAGTTCGACTTGAACTTCTTCTTCGTGTCGCACAGCCCGAACACTGACAAGGACTTGAACGCCATCGTTGGTGCGCCCACGAGCCCTGGATCGAGCGTCACCCAAATCTTGGTGCAACCCGCAAGGTTCGGGTAGATAGCTACATCGTAAATTTTCGACTCACCCGTAGTTGCGCCCTCGAAAATGCTCACCATGGGGTAGCGTGAAATCTTGCGCCAGCCGTTGGTGGTGTCGAAAGTCCAGAACTCGATGGCTGGGTTCTCACCGCTACTCTGGTCGTAGGTCACGACAAGCTTCGCCATGATCGACGTAAGTACAGTGGGGAAGCGTACGAAGGTCAGTAAGCAACCCTGATGCGATTCCGAAAGGGCGCCTGGCTCGTACACATTCTGATCGAGGATCGTCGGATCAGTCCACGCACTTGTGGTCGCAGCGGGCGTGTCCTCGACGTAGTTCGAGGTTGCTTCGACCGTGTAATTCGTGTTCACCCCAATGCGTACAATGCGCCCCATCAGCCGTGACTCCCCCACCAGAACAGGCGTTTTTTGCGGTCGAAAAAGGTTGCGCTCCCCAATGAGAAATTCACGGCGCTATAGAGATCGTCAATCGCAGAGCTAATACGCACAGCAGAAAGATTTCCGCCGCGTTCAATGCGGTAGATGCCATCACGTGAGGCGAAATGCACGGAGTTCTCAATGTGTAACACCGACCCCGGAAAGTTCGTGCCAATGCCCTGACGTGTACCACTCGCGAGCACCGGAACCAGTTTGTACGCAGAAAAAGAATCGCCAACAACCGCATAGGTAGCATTCGATTTGAACACAACGAGCCACTCATTGAACGAGGCGAGTGCCGTCAGCAAATCCCCGTCACCAATCGCGACAGGAATGGCTTGATGCTTTGGCCACCCTTCTGGAACCATGTAGGAGGGGTCCCAATTACTGAAGCGCAGGACTGATGGGTTGTTCGCAAGTACCGCAACAAGTTGACCCCGGTGTTCTGCCATCGCAATAATGGGCGCCTCGGGATAGCTGTTGGCGAATTGCTCTGCTTTGTCCGTTGCAATGAGTTCGGTATCCGTGAGATTATCAATGATACTCGTCCCAATATCTGCTTCGGCCACAAAGTAGTAGTCGGCAAGATCCGCGAGTGTACGGTACAGCCGCCAGGCCGTAACCTGGGGGTCATCATACTCGTTGTTTGACGCCGCGAGGGAAATCGACGCAACATTTCCCACGGCATCCGGTACTGGAGAGGGTGACGCAAACTCAACGCTATTCACCCCGCCCCCGCTAATGAGGACCTCTCGCTCGACGACGGAAGTATCTCCCTCGTGCGAGACAGTATTGAGAGTCATGATGTAGCGGTATAATCCTTTGGAGAGGCCAGTCGGTGGGTCTGTAATGGCATGAGGTGTGACCGCGCCAATAGGAGGCGTCGGGGCATCTGGCAGCCCCATCTTTGATAGGTTCGTACCATCCCACTTGAGGTTCTGATTCACCCCATCATAGATGAAGGTGTGATTGAGCCCCCCGGAGAGAGAAAGGAACCATACTTTCTGCTGAGCGACGCGTGTCTGATCGACAAGCGGGAGCCCATCGAAGGTCAACGCAATCGGATCGCCACCAAATGAGCACCGCTCAAACGTACCAATGTCGTTCGCTGCGAGTAGCTGGCGCGTTCCATCAGCATTGACATGCCAATGGAGACCCGTGATGTTCCCAGCAAAGTCGATGCCATGGAGCGGGCGCAGCCCTGGGCGACCTTGACAGGCACCACCCCGAAACTGAACATTTAGGGCTTCGTTCTGCCAGCCAGGTTCTTGGGATCGCGGCGATTCACGTTGAAAAATGCCGCGCCAGTACCCATCGAACGTCTGTGAGTCACGCGACGACACGCGCGCTAGACTCCGAAGGTACGAGGATTGGTGGTCTGCGAACCCTGGAACGATACGAAAATCTCAGCGGTGCCCGTCACGATACACGTTAAGCCTTGGGAAAAGGCCACGTCAAGAATGTACGTACCGTGCGTAAGCGCCGCGAGGGAAATCGTTGCGATTTCTGTCGTCGCATCCGTCGTGCCACCCGAGGCCACGTCGTAAAACTTTGCAAGCGTACCCACCACACCGACAATGACGGTGTGTAAATGCCCGCCGCCTCGCGACACGAGTACCGCTGTTTGTGCTAACTTAATGTTCGCATACTGATGATCGTTCGCAGAGTAATCAGGCGTACGCCCGGTTGGTCCAAGTAGCAAGGATGCCATTAGGCTTCTTCTTCCTCAAGGTAACCTTCTACAGTTTCCTCGTCTCGGGTCTGCTTCGGACCAGCGGCGCGTACCGCTAGCTCACGCTTGAGATTCCACGTTCGTCCGAAGTTCGCCAGGTTCTCGGTCAGATTCTCTTTGGTGGCGGCAGCATAGCACATGTACGCGAGCAATGCGTCCGTCATGAGGGTGGTGAATCCTGTCGCCTCGAAGGTATCCTTGATGGCGAGTTTCGGGGGCATGGCGAGGTACATGATCTTGATGTCGAGGGGTGCCGCAAGACTGATGGGCGGCGAGAAGATGATGTATGGCCCCGTCGCCCCATACACCACGTCATACAGGTACCGCCGCACATTCGTGGTGATGTTGTTCATGGCATCGTTGCGGAACCGACGCTGCGTCAAGTTCTTGTACTCGAACTGAATACGGGGGAAGAACGGGTCACTGACCTCAAGGCTTGCGCCTTCGTCTGCGAGGCCCTCAATGAACAGGAGTTCTTGGAAATCGGGGGGCAGGAGGAGTCGTTCGCGGTTGTCTAGGACACGAAGATTGGCCGTGTCATAATCCCGCCCCCCGATTCGCACAACAGCATCACGCGAGGACATCTCACGGACGAACCAGTTCTGGTGCGTCTCACGGATGTTCTGCCACAACTCATGGATACCTTCGTTCAGGTACTCCAACATCTCAGCCCGTGACCAGAAATTGCTCGACTGGTCCACTTCCTGGTCCATACGCACCATGGTGCGCCGGATCAGGTTGTCAACTGTTTCGTTTGAGTACATGATACGTCGTTATACCACGTTGGTCATGGGACAGCAACCCGCCGTCCTTCAGCCCAGGCGAGGTCATCGTACAACTGGGCACCGAGGCCACTCTCGTAGAAGCTCTGGTCGTGCTGCACCTTCATCTTGGCAGCCGTTTCCGCTTCCTCCAGGCTTTTCGCAAAGTTAGCAGCCCGCTCCTCATCCGTAGCACCCGCCACGTCCATGCGCGTGGTGTCATTGGCAAGGAGCACCTTCACGAGAATCTCAGGATGGTTCATGAGAAAGTGCCGTGGCATGTACTTTCCGGCAAGGTAGTACCCATCCCGACGCATGATGAAGGTGTCCACGGCATCCTCGGGGTACTTCTCAGGGTTGATGTCCGTGCGCTGGTAGTTTGCCTTGCGCTCCAGGCGCCACTCCTCGTCCCGCCCCGACCACCGAATCCGGCAATCAGGGTAGGCACGCTGAAGCACCTTGTTGATTCGGCGCTCCTGGGCTCGCATCATGCGCGGGCACCGGTCATCGACACCACCGCCTCGTCGATCTCAGCCTCTGACGCACCCTGTGCGGCCTCGGCAATCTGTTCAGCAGCCTCCTGCACGATACGCGAGGAGATACCCTTGGTCACGCGCTCCTCGGCCTGACGCTGCGCCTGGTCATTCGCACCGGTTGAACGCGGGTCGATGTACACTCGGCGCATCAACTGGCCCGTAGTCGGGTCTACACGCGCGAGGCCGGGCATGTTCTGGGTGTCCAGCAACTCCCGCACCGCCTTCACGTCCTCTTTGGTGAGATCACTCTCGGACTGGCCTGAGCCAACGATCACCAACTTGTACTGCGACTGTGCGGAGATGCCCTCGTCAATGTCACCAGGATTGAAGCAGTACAGCGACTTCGCCTGGAACCACTCGGCAAGCTTCCGGGGAAGGGAACGTGTCTGTCCCGCATTCCACACCACTTGTTTGCCATCGAAGGTAATACGCACGGGTGCATCCACCAGGCGATTCTTCACCTGAACCGTGTCCATCACGTCATTGATACCGATGTCAGCCATGTTACCGTCCTCTTTCTGGCGGCTCTGCGGGCCGCGTGTTGCCGTCGTAAGGCAGCGCCCCCTCCCACTAGACGGCATCGTAGGAGGGGGCGACAAGCGTCCCGGTTAGGGGACGCTAGGATCAACCGTAGTTGGTGTTGATGAGGTTGCTGTCGCTGGTGTTCACAGTGTTGTCGCCCCAAACCGTAGTCACATCAGGACGATCACCCACGGCGGGATCAGCGGCACCAGTAGCAGCATCAAGACAGTTCACTTTGAGATTGGTCGTGAACGGAATCCCAACACCGTCATCGCCAGCGTAGAAGTATGCCTCGGCAGACTTTCCACTTTTCACCTTGTAACGTGCGAAAGGAATCGCATTGTCCGTGTAACTGATGATTGCGTCGAGTGTACTACCCGTCGCAGGCGAGGTAGCCCACGAGAAATACAGACGACCTGGCCCCGTCAGAATCAAAAGAGGTGCCGCTTGTGCATTCAACGCAACATTTGTGGTAATGGTCAGATCGGGAATCGAGGCGTTCTGCCCCTGCACCCGCTCCACCACATGGAAGAAACCACGCAACGCGAGCACATCGACGCGGCCAGCCCGATAGGCGTGGACCTGGTAGAGACGCTCACGAGTTTTGGTACGAAGCATTGTCCTTCTCCTTTGTTTGTATAGGAAGGAGCCAGCCCGTAGGCTGGCCCCCCACTAGGTGTTGAACTACCGGACGTGCGCGACGACGACGTTGGTGTTGATATCGTCGAGACGCCCACATGCCAGCGGCTTCCCGTGGCACATGTTGTAGAACATCCGGGCGTACGCGGTGAAAGCGTCCACTCCCGGCACTTGCTTCAAGATGGCTCCAGACTCAGAGGCCCACTCGAACTCAGTGTTCGGGAACTTGACCGCTTCCTTCCAATCCATGTCGTACCACTGACGGTACGGCGCGTCCTTGTCCACGAAACAGGGCACCCCACCACACTCGATGTTCTTGCCCCCCTGGAGGTTGTTCTTGTAGCCCGCATCATTGTCCATCGCGCCGCCCGAGGAAATGAACTGGCGGTTAGCGAAGGTCAATGCGGCGTAGGATCGGCGGGTCGAGTGATGCATCCACGACTCACTGATCTTGCCACGGCCCACCTGGTCGATCACATCCCGCACCTGCTGGATGATATCCAGGTTGAGCGCGCCAACGTTCGGGAACACCGACGCACGAGCCAAGGGCTGCGTGGTGCGGTTGAATCCGAAGTAGTCGTTGACGTAGGTGCCATCGTCGATCATGCCGAGCATGCCCATCGGATCGGACAGGTACGACACGTCGCTGACATCGGTGGTGAGCAGCGACGGCGCACGGCAGATCAGCCCGTTATCGGGAGCCTGACCAGCGGTGACGGCGCTGTTGAGGGTGACACTGTTGCCGTCAGCCGCGATGCTCTCCACTCGACGAACCGATGCGATGGACGAACCATCAGTCGAGAGGATAGCAACACGCATAGACGGCTGGAGGAAGCGCGCACCGTTGATCGTTCCGGCAATACCCATCGGGGAATCGACAGAAAGAGTCGTGGTGCTCGCGCCCACCGCGCTAACCAGTGCGAGAATACCACGGCCATCGGCCCAGGTGATCTCGTTGAGGTAGTCGAAGAACGCCTCCTTGAAGCGATCCATCTCGAAGTCGAGAGCACGCGCGAACGAGCCCTTATCCGACTTCGCCACCTTCATGGTCGGAGCGTCGATGCCGATGGAACCCCAGATGAAGCGGAGAGGCACTTCCATGTCGGCAGTCGGGGTGTGCTGCGGATCAGGCAGCGCCCCACCAGGACGCCCAGAGCCGAAAGCCTGGGAACGACCGGTGATGAGAGGCCACTTGATGACATCACGTCCCTCCCAGACTTCACTGGGAGCGCGCTTGCAACGGTTGTAGATTGCGATTTCATTGTTCATCAAGTTGAGCACCATCTGACGATAGTGCAACTTGAGCATGCTCGCAAAATTGGTAAGTGACTGAGCCACTGTTTTCTCCTTGCCCGGTTACCTTACCCGCGATCGGCTGCGTTCAACTCGGCCCACAGCTTGTCGCGTTGTGCGTCCCACCAATCCTGCAAGGGACGCCCAGTGAGGTTCTTGGGTGGTTTCGGGTCATGTGTCGGCTCCGCGATACTATCGCGTGATCCACTGCCGAGCACGGCTTGTCGGTTTCGTTCAATGCGTTCGAGTGGCTTGCCGCCCTGCTGTTCAATGGCAGGGTTGGCGAGGCCATCTCGCACGCGCTTGAAGGCTTCTTGAATCGCAGCTTGCTGAGAGCCCGGGCGTCGGAACGCGGCATGCAACGATGCGTCCTCGGCCAACTCGCTCCCCACGGCACGTTCCCAGCGGAGCATGGCGGTGTCTGTAATGGTAATCCCATGATCCTCTAGTTCACTCTTGAGATAACTGATACCCTGGTGGGCATAGGATTCCTTGGTGGTCTGGCGTTCAGCGCGAAGTTCTGCGATGTCATCCAGGGCACCCCGCCCAATTCCCTCCTCCATCATCTCTCGAATTGCTTGCCGACGTTCCTCGGCCTTCATGGCCTCGGGTGTACGGCTGCGTTCCTTCTCCTGCTTAGTGATCTGGTCCAACTCGCGCTGTTCGTACGCACGAACGCGTGCAGCTAGTACCTCACGGTCTGCCGCTTTCTGTCGTGCATCATTGCGCTGAGCCGTAAGCCTCGCGAGACGCTTGCGGAAACCTGCGGTGTCGTCTGACTTGGCGTCGCCCGTATCGTCGGCGTCACGGTCCTGCTCGCCATCATCATTGGCACCATCGGCCTTCTGGCCTTCGATGTCCGCTTCGCTGCGCTTGCCTACTCCATCGTCATCGCCCTCAAGGTCGATGTCTTTGGTATCCTCGTCACTCGTGTGCTTTGCCATACCGTCTCCTTTAGTGAGGTCCGTGAAGGATCTGCGGTCCTACGCGGCCTTAGCGATCAACACACTCACATTTGCAATGTTGAGTGTGTCAGCATTGTGCGCATTGATGCGCGTGATTTCCTGCAACGTTCCACTGGTGAAAGCACTCTGTGCACCGGTCTGCCCTGCATAGCACTGACCACCCGGTACAATGGTCGGCCACCCGCCTGCGAGGACGGGGAGGGTGAAGTGTTGTGCGTCTGAACCCACGACGATTTCAAGGTTCACCGCAATGTCGGATTGCACCACGATCATGTCGAGCGTGGTGATGGGGTACGTATTGAGCCAGATCGTTGACGTGGTACTGACGGGGACCGCAACCTGATAGATCAGAGGATCAGGGTCCACATCCAACGATTGAAGGGTGAACGGATTCGCAAACGGGTAGGGCTGGCCCCCGATGTCCACGAAGTACCGAATGCGAAGGCTAGTACTCATTGGCGTTGCGCTCCCGTGCAAGGTTGTGTGCAAGCTTCTTCATGGCTTCGAGTGCTCCCATGTACGCTATGCGCGCCTGTTGCACGGGAGCAGTCTTGATGACGTTCTGTGCCGCATCTGGCAAGATGGTACCCCCACCCACAATAGGGGTGGGGGCTGCACTCTGAGGTCCAGGCTGGTTCATGAGTGCTCCAAATGTCGGCCCAGCTTCCATGCGTTACGGTGTGGCAGTGGCTGACGGAGTTGGAAACGCGCAGCTAATTCCTTTGAGAATCGAGACACTACCGTCTGCACACGCATAGATGCAGCCAGTTGGATCACCATACAACTTCGCATCCGTGTTGCCACACGTCGGCGCTGACGAAGGTTTCGGCAAGCCGAAGCCACCACCACCCACGCCGATGGTATCGGGTTGTGGGGTCGTAGTGGGATTGGGACGAGACACCTGAGCCTCGGCGCTTGCAGCACCAAGGAACAGGACGAGGGTCACAACCACAAGGCGGTTCACGGCTTCACCGTCGAGCAGAGCACACCATTCCCGGCAGCGTTGGGATAGATGTAGCAGAGAACGCCCGCAGCATTGTTCAGGGCTTTATAGGTAATGAGTGGATTGGTTTCACCCCGCCCGATCACCGCGATAAGCCCGCGCTCATCGAAAATCACCTTGGTTTCCTTGCCGGTTCCCGGTTGGGCCTCCTGCATCTCATGACGCTGCATGCCGGTAACTTTCGCGGCCCGCGCGTCATTGGTCACAACAGTAAATGCATTACTTGCCATCTGACTTTCCTTCCTTTACCGCATCGACTGCGGGCTGTGTGAGCGACTCCACTGTGGCGGCTGGAGCATCAGGTTTACGAACAATGCGGAGAGGGCGCCCAGGGGATGCCACAGGTTCCACCTTGACCGCTCCTTCGAGGACCGCTTCAGACACGGAGCCAGCGATAACAACACACCGATCTCCGTCATACGTAACACGGGTGAGTCCAAACTTACTCATGCACCGCCTCCTAGCGGGTATTCTGGTTTTGTAAGATTGACACTCGGCTCTTTTGGCGCGAGTGGTTTGTTGCTTCTAGGCGCCCCTGGCTGGGCCAGGGCTGCGAAGGTCAAGCCGGGTGCGCGTACACTCGCTTGTTCTTTTCTAACGGCGCTAGAGCCAAACTGGGGGCCTCCAGCGCCTTGTATCGTGGGCGGGACGAATCCTGGTGCAACGGCGCCCGCTGCCCCGGCAAGAGCCTGTGGTGAGTTTGGGCCGATACCAGGAGTAGATCCCATGAAGGCGAGAGGTCCATTGGGTCCAGAAAGCATTGCGCCAGGTTGTGGCGTGCCGGTCTGACCCTGCTTCTCAGCTTCTGATTGACCATACTCAATCCCAGCCATTGTGTTTTACCCTACCAAACACTGTGAGGACTGTCAAGAGCCTGGTTTCCCAGGCTTACCTGACTCCATTTTGTCCGCGCCGCCCCCACCCTCGCCTTTGTCTTTGCCCTGGGCGTCGCCTTCGCCTCCGCTGCCTTGCGGCGCTGCGGCTGCGGCTTGCTGCATAGCAAACAACTGAGCATGCACTCTATAGTGCATGGCACGGAACGCATCTTGCACACTGAGGGGCAGGCCCTGGAACTCCTCGCTCAAGCACCATTCACGGTGGCGCTGGAGGTGGAGAGCGTGGTTGTCAAAGTCCTGATCGACATGGATCGGCATGGTGAGCGCCGGGTCCTCGGGGTCCACATTCGGGAGTAGCTCGCCCGTCTCCATGTTGAAGAACTGCTTGGCCCATTCGATGAGAGCATCGTGCTCACGAGCAATCTGGTTGTCGTCAGCCTCCAACCCCTCCATGAGTTCGACCGCCCCAATGACGCGGGCGTACTTCAACTGGACATCAGGGTCCTGCAAGAGCATGGGCAGGAGGTTTGCCATTTGCTCGTAGGCGGCTTTGTGTTGGAGTAGGGTCTTGGGCTGGAGCGAGTTCGACTCGACCCGGATGTCGATTCCACCGCACAATTCGGCAGTGGCAATCTTCTTGAACGACCATCGGGCCTCCTCACCCTTGATCTTGTAGAATACTTCCTCGGGCGCGAAGTTGCGGAAGATGTGGAATGCCTGCGTCGCGAAGTCTACCCACGACTGACCCCACCGCTTGAACACCGGACCAAGTTGTTGCTGCTGTTGCTCGATGACCGTGTTAATGAATACGGCCGAGTCCGCTCGGGGGAATTTGTCGGCCAGATCCCCCACCGTGATGATGTCGTCCATCGTCTTGTCGATCTGGTTGAGCCGTTCCGCAAACGTACTTGGGAGCGTGTCGCCGCTGAGACGTTGGGGTGCGCCACCACCGGTAGAGTTTGCAGTATACCGGATGACGACACCTTCCGTCCCTCCGATAGTTGATACATCGGCATTCTCGGGGACAGCCCAGACACCATTCGCAGAACGCGCGAAGTAGAGGAGAATGTGTGAAATGAGCTTGTTCCGCTGACGTTGCGGCTCTTTCAGTGAGTTGGCCGGGGTAGTACATAGGAGGGCTCCTGGGACTTCATCGTAACCAAAGTGGACAGCCGGGAGAAACACCTTACCGCGCTTGTCGAGTGTACCGTAGTGGAAGGGGAGTGGTTTGTTCTCGACAACCTCGGCATCGTCACCGACCACACGCGCGAGCAAGCCCTCGGGAAAGTCACGACAGGGAAGCGCGTACACGTCATCGACAATGACGGAGCGAGAGAACTGCGCGCTCGATCCTACGATCGACACGAGCGTGGGTTGGAGACGCACAATGTTTTGGAGCATGGTCATGCCCATGTCACTCGACTGGGCAGCCGTATCTTCCTCCCGAACCTTGGCCTCGGGGTAGTGCTCGCGGACCCATTCGAGGGAACGCATCTTGCGCCACACAATGACAGGCTGGCGGTCCATGTCAGGAATGGTGTAGTCACACATCAACTCGAAGATGTTGGCGACCTCAGAGGTAATCTCACCTTGGGGCGCCATCTTGCCTTTGCCCACGTCGATGAGTGGACCCGCGTCAGGATCGTAGCCATTGATGAGCCATGCATTGCCAAAGAGCGTGGTTTGATACGCGAGGCGGTTACGAAGCTTCTCGATCTTGACGACATTCTCGATGTAGTGCAGGACCATACGTCCTGAATCTGCCGTGATCCGATCATCCTTTCGCTCACTACCTGGCGCGAAAGAAAGTGACGGCTCAATCGAGGAGAGCCGCGAGATGGGCTTCATCAGCTTGGGGCGGTAGACATTCTCGACTGGGCGCGGTACACCACGCGCCGTGTTCGCGCGCAGGAACGTCTGCTCGGCACCCGACCAGCGAATCCACTGAATGTCCAGCCAGAACAAGATGTTCTCGTAGGCTGCACGCAAGACAGCCTCGCGCCCCTTCTGCATGCGCGAGATCGACTTGTCGTGAAAGACTTTGATCTTGTCCTTATCCACTAACCCTCCGCGCTATTCACATCTTCGCCATCGGCAAAGAGAGAAGCGTCACGCGCGGAGCGGTAGGTGCCTCGCGGATCGTTGTAGGGTAGATCCTCAGTTGGATCGGGGAGATTGCTCAATGTCCGTACGGCAGCGAGTTGACGGGCACGGGAGGCTGCTTCCTCCTGCTGGCCTACGAGTGAAATCGCTTTGGCACCGAGGTGGTGTAGGAGAAGATCAGCGGCAGCGTCGGCTCGCTGCATCTGCAAGTCTCGATCTCGCCGCACATCGGACAACTCTTCTCGACATACTGCAAGAACTCTTTCAAAGTCTTGAAGGATCTGAACTCGTCCTTTTTCGATTCCATCTGCGTAGCCACGACTGTATCCTTTCCACATCAATGTAGCGCCTCCCATGCTTGGCGATCGACGAGCCCTGTGAGTTCGTCCTCGCTTTCGTCATCCTCGGTACTTGCTCCAGCTAGTAGCATATCTCCCGTGATAATACCACCCTGCTTCTTTCGTGCCCAGGCGATTGCCTCGGCACGGGAGTTGGGATCGAGGCGACGAAGGTGCGCATCCTGTTTGATGGCTGCAATGGCGGCATCGAGTTGTCCAGGGCGGTCCTTGCCAGGTGGGTAGACCAGAGGAACGGCTGCGGACAGTGCGTCAGAGGCGTCATCATGCTCCGCGCCCTCCCCATCGAGCAATTCGCCCTCCAAATCACTGAAGCCTTGGGTGATTTCGGGCTGATCGGCCACGCGGTGGTGCACAAACCCGTTGGAGTAGAAGGGAATCAGCCCCTTAATGCGCACGGGCTTGGAGGCATGGCCCCCTGCCCAGGGAATGATCTGGAATTTGGGCTTGCCATCGCGAAAGTCTCGCGTGAACAGGTGGAAAAACAGGCGTTGAGCGGCTACTTGCTCGATAGCGACCCATTTTGGCGCCCATAACGCGACCAATTCGTGGGTCCGGGCAAGGAATTGGTCCACGTTACACCGCCAACGGATAACCCTTGGTATATACCAGTTATTATCGGGGGAGACGCATAGAACAATCCAGGCTGCGAAGTCCCCCTTGCGCCGAATCTCCACGTTCGTGTTGCCCGTGCGGGAACCAGGGGGGTCAATGACGTTGGGATCGACCAAGATGAAGGTGTTGCACTCCGCAGCGCGGACCTTTCGGCCTGTTTCCTTCTCCTCGCGGTCCAATTCGATGAACGTGCCCGCCACCACCTTGAAATACTTGAACCATTCCTTGCGGAATCCGATGCCGTCCTCGGATTGGGGGTAGCATTCGTACTGACAGGCGAAGAACCACGAGTTCCGGCGCTTGATACCTTCGGCATAGGCGGTGTACTCCTTGAGGGAGGAGTCTTTGGGAAGCCCCAAGGCGCGATCTGCCTCCCGGTATTTGAAAACGGGCTGCTTATTGGCGTCGCGCCAGGGTATCCTAACCACCAAAGCGTCCCGCCAGTACCGGCAGATATAGACGATAGGATCATAGAAAGCCCATGGAGTCCCAACGTACCGGCGCTCACCAAGAGCGACACTGTGGTATAGAGGATCAAGGCCATCTAGCTCTCGGATCGCTTTGTCCATCTGTTGTCGGGTGAGTTCTTCGACAACGAGGTCATCAACAAGTTGGAGTGTGTGGTGGCCACCGACGACTCTAGACCCGATACCTCGGGCTTTGATGGAGGGATCAGAGAAGGCGCCCTGACGTACAATGGTAATGTCATTTGCTGTCCACTTTGAACGGTCGTTGGGGCGGGGAATAATGTCACCATAGCATTGCAAGAACAACTGTCCATGATTCCCGCCTCCCTCGAATGTGGTACGAATGTAGTTCATGATCGTGCCAGCAAAGTCAAACGTGCTGGTGTAGATCAGGATGCGTTCCTCGGGGTCCCGCACGAGACGCCACATGGCGAACGCCTGGGTCATCAACGAAGTCTTGAGGTGGGCTCGGGGGATCACGCCTAGGCGGAAGCGCCCGTATCGCTGCTTGCCATTGCGGGTGCCGTTGGCGCAGGACCACGCGTACGCGATCGGCCCATGCAAGTCCCATTCCAACCAACTGAAGCCGACGATGTGCTTGGCGAAGTAGAAGAAATCTTCCTTACCGCGCAGCCGTTTGTATTCGAGGAAGTCGGCGCCTTCGAGTACTTGGCCGCTGTCGAGGCGTCCCTGCAACTCAATAAGCCTCGTGCCTTTCAGCCAGAAACGGTAAGGGGGTGGAGCAGGGAACAAGTAGTAGTTCGGCTCATCAGACCGAGGTGGGTCGAAGCGAAAGGACATTAGCTCTCCACTTCGACAACGGTGCCCGCAGCGCCAGCTTTCACCTTGGCTTTGCTGCGGGCGCGACGCACGCGCATCCTCGTAAGAGGAGTGCTGGGTCGCATTTCAGGAGGACGCTTAGGCTTGAGTGGGCGTGACATCTATGGTCCTCGCCGCCTCGGCTGCTGTCGCATCGTCCGTAGCTACCATCGCCATCTCGGCATGAATCAGGCGCAAGTCAATGTGGACCACGGGGCGAGCGACATGCTCAGGCTCGGTGAAGCCCAGCCCTTTGCTCACCTTCTCGGTGGCCCACATTGCTCGCGCGCTGTCCTTGAAAATCCCATCCGTTGTCTGGAGGTCAATGGGATTTCGCTGGAAGCACTCCTGATAGTAGTCTATCGCATCGGGTGCGAATGACGCAAAGCGTTGCTTGGCAGTCTTGACGAGTTTCTCAACCTGCTTCTCATCGTCGCCCTGTTCAAGCTGCGCGAGGTAGTCGGCGTACAGCCGATAGACCCCGCGCTTGATGTACTGCCGAACTTGGGGCTCCGTCATCCCCGTCTCACGGGCGACTTCGACCAGGGTCGCGCCCTCACGCTTGCAGGCGATGATCTGCCGTACGGTGGTGATCGCCTCCTTGTCCTCGGGCTCTAGCTGACCGCTGATGAGGCGGCGCTGGATCGCCTTGAGTCGTGATTGCATCGCCATTCGTTCTACAGTACAGAACACCGCTCGCCTTGTCAACCGTTTCCGCTCGCCAGGACACTCGTTCCAAATCATGGCGCTGAAGTCTGAATCTCCCACCAATGGCTGGACGGGCAGGCCCGCGCGCCGTCAGGCGCGAGCCGTAGGTGGGATCAGCTTCCTTCCTCCAAAAGCATATCTTTATAGGGAGGAGGAAGAACAGTGTTTGTCAGAATAGAACAGTATCGAGGGTGCGGGAGGGGCGAGCGCGCTTCCCAGCGCGAGCCCCGAATCGTGCAGCGGTGCACGAGAGTTATGCGGAGATTAGCCACCTTATCCTCCGCACGCATAAGTTCGGTAAGGTCCAAAGACCGGCAACGGTGATCGGCAACCGGTGGAGGAAACCAAAAAATTCCCCAGCAAAATCGCACAGGTGCCGTGAAACCAAAAACGGCATTCTGTTTGCGGCTGTTATGATATCATAGGGCCAGGGGCGCCACCCAGGGGGGTCACTGGCATACAGCATAGAGCACTACATACAATGCGCAGCGCATCACCGCGATGCTATGCGCTTTGCGCTGCTATTGGACGAAGCGTGCAGAAATGCCCGATGTCGCAAATGTGCCACGGCGGAAAAGCCGAGCGATTCCGCGGTGTTAGGCCCGATGCTATGCGGTCTGCGCGATGCTTTCGTGCCGATCTGCGATAGTGCCATCCCAACGATTTCGCGGACTTAGCTCCTGGCACGGCCCCTGCAAAGCCTCCTGCCGAGCGGCGCGAATCGAACGGCGCTCCCCGCATAAGCCGCCACCGTACACGGGGCGCAACGGGAACATGGGAGATACCATGCTCGTTACCTTTGGCCAGAATGGCCCTACGCTCAGCGCGAATAGCAAGACGTTCAAGACTGGGAGTACAGGCTTTGGCGCGTTCGGCAAGATCGAGATTGACGGCGCGCGTTACCAGGTTTCGCTTAACATCGTGCGCATCGGCAGCAAGCCGTTGCAGGTTGCGCACGACGACGACGACGCGACCGCCGCAGAGTAACAACGCAAGCCGCATGCCCTACGCTCCCATAGGTAGGGCATGCTACGTGCGCTGTACTCTAGCACGGGATGGGAGAACGTATGTCAAACGCTTGGATGTTCGACATGTTCATGCTCACGCTGAACCTCGTTGACGTGGTAGCTGATGTGCTAGGTGTCACAGGCTACCGCACAATGCAATACAACGTGCATGTGATCCACTATGTGCGATGAATGCGCAGGTCGCACATCGCGCTACTTCCCGCAGCATACAGCAACATGCTCACGGCGTCCTATGCCGATGAGCATGGCAGAGCGTAAGCGGATTCAGATGCGACATGACCGCGCAAGACGCGCAGCCGCGCGCAAGTAGCAGAGCGTAGCACTAGAGCATGCGTGTGGCATGCTCTAGGTCATAGGCTCTGGAAGCGCACACTGTAGTGCGTGTGATGTAACGTAGCATGTGCCAACGCTCCAAGCGCGACCCTTGCGCGTGGCCTCTGCGGTTATAGGCTGTAACATCACAACCCGCATGTCATGCAATAGTAGGCAAGCCGACGGTGCAAGCGTACAGACTGCTTGCTACATCGCATGTACTACAGTGTGCGCTCGTACGCGAACATGACAACCGCCATATCAAACAAGCAAGCGAAACGCAATAGGCGCTTGGATGCGCTCAGGAGTCGATTAGCGCGACGCGCGGCACTCGCGGGCACCTCGGCGCCAGCCGCGCCAGCGAACGCGGCAGAATCGAACCTGGCGCGCCCAGCGAGCATTCTGGCGCGGCTTGCTGGCGCGATTTCGCGGCTTGCGCCGCGTTCCGGTGACGCATTCGAGCACCCAATAGTGATAAATTCGGCTTTCGTGAAGCGTGTAAGTAAGCACCCTAGGAGCATATGCGATAAGGATACGCCATTCTATAACTTAGGAAAGAAGACCAAACTGCCATGACATCATGCGGCTTCCTTGACATCACGAACCAACATGGCACATACCGCTGCATACTACAACATGACGCTGTGTGTATAGCAGCACGTATAGGTGCGTGGATAGCACAGATCATGGAGATGCACAGAGTATGCACTAAGTGCCAAGGCATTGACTGCTTCTGCGATACGGAGGTCACAGGTGAGGCATAAGGTGTTTGCATATGGCAACCTCATGGAAGGTATGCCGTTGTACAGTACGAGCGATGGTGTGACCATCCTCGGTACAGGCACAGTACATGGCACTATGTACTATGCTGGCTTCCCGCGTGTGCTCTTGGGTGGCACGTCTCTTGTACATGGTGAAGTACATGAGATGGGTGACTCCACACTGAGAGTATTCGATCACTTGGAGAATCTACGCGCGTACGCCGATGACCCAACATGGTACAAGCGACTCACATGCGTTGTGACCATGACCAATGGCACAGTGTACGAGAACGTGTGGATATACGCACCCTTACAAGCTGGTAAGGGCTGGCGTGTCATTCCACATGGATCATTCCGACGTTACATGAAGGGAGAAGCATAATGGGTTGGTGTGAAACACTAGGTTGGTTCTGTCATGACCACGCTGTACGTGGCCTTGCAGCACCTGAGATTGACGGCAATGCGTTGTTGCTTGCTGTCGTACTGCTCACAGGTATCCTGACGGTACTGCGTAGTGGTGACGTATGAGCGACGCTGAGTACATCGCAGACATCGACGTGAGCGAGCTTGTGCGCAAGTACAAGAAGCATGTGTTCATCATCGACCACATGGCAGCCACGCTCACACCACGTCAACGGCAATGGCACATCGCAGCGGCTCGTGGTTATCGCAAGCTGTGCGCCTTGGTGTTCTACGAGACGGGCGATGAGGAGATGGCCACCCTTGTGACGGGTGCCCCACACTGGATCACGTTCACGGATGACCAGGTGGCGCACATTGCATAACCTCAAAAAACAGATTGAGTGGCCTCGTGTGCATATGCAGCGAGTCGAACGTGCGCTAACAACACGCGAAAAACAGCGTAGCACACAGGCGCAGTATCATCGTAATCTTAGCACGCATATCATGCGAGTCGATAAGCAATATGGTGAGCACTGTGGTATCTGTCATGCTGATAAATACGCAGCAAGACATCGTATTTGTCAAGGACAATGATCGTATACTGTGCCACGCTCTCCTGAGTGTGGCACCGCATGTGATCGTTCCCACTCACATGGAAAGGAGGCACTATGACTGAGACATGCACAGTATGTCGTTGGCTACATCGTAAGCAACGTAAGTTCGTCAACGAACAGAACAACCTTGCACTCCTCCATGAACGCATGTACGTTGACCCACTGCAGCTTGCACGTAACATGGCACACTATCGCTACGCGGCACGTTCACGCGACAAGATCAACACGCCAACGTTGACCGATCACTTCTCAAACGTAGAGCTACTGGCCCTTGGTATGGGCTGGCGAGGCGATGTACTTCCTGCTTTGCGTGCCATCAAGCATCATGGCACAGGCTGTAAGTACAGCTTGTGCGCGAATCACTGCACATGCACACGCGAGCAACAAGTGGTGTGGCGTGCGCAGATACGCAACACGCCTAACACACCCGTTCACATTTCACGCTTTGTGGCGAATGCTGACCGTACTGCGGTTGAGCGTCGGCAAGTACGCTTCAAGTGTGGACACTGTAGTGAGGCGTCTACGCATAGCTGCTTGCAACACCACCCACCTGAGCAATCCTCACCCGTGAGCTTTCGACGGTGTGCGCGTTGCTGTACACGTGAGGAGTGTCAGAACGCGAACCCAGACTTCACACCATGTAACAGGCGCCATGATATCTTGAAGGTGTGCAACTTCTGTAGTG